CCAAGAGTCTTAGTAGCTGTCTTTGGAGCTCCAACACCTACGGTTGGATCAGCAATTGTGATCTGTGGATAGTAGACAGCGGCATGTGAAGAGTTGGTATAGCTAGCAGCCAATGTAAGCTGGTTAGCAACTGTATCAGCAACGCCATCTACAACTACAAACACATCTCCGCGGCCTTCAGCATATGCAATAAGCGCATTAACAGTTGTATCGTCTGTGTAGTTTGGTGCATTAAGCACTAGTGACTGTGGGATTACATCGTATAGAGGCAAAGCACCTGCAATAGCAGTTCCTGTTACGCTAGCTCCGTTAGCACCTGTGCTAAGAGCCTGGTTTGTAAGAACTGATGGGTTCTTGGTAACACCTGAAGAAGATGAGCCAAGGTCAACCAAAGTGATGTACTGTGAGTTGCTGTTTACAACGTTTAGAGCATAACGAGCATCAGAAGATACCATTGTGATATCTGTCCACTGCTCAACAATGTTAGCTGCAGCGCTTCCACCGAAGTAAACGATAAGGTTGAAGTAACCAGTTGTAGCTGAGTCGCTGATAGTAACGTTTAGGGTATTTCCCCAAGCGCCAACGTTATTAGCACTCACTTTAAGTGTTGGCTGTGGTGAACCTGCGCGGTCGTTTAAAGAACGAGTAGCAGCAGATGCGCCTGAACCAACAACGCGAGTTACATAAACTGGGCTCTGGTTGTTAGCAAAGAATGTGTAGAGAGCAAGTGGAAGGTCGTTTCCAACAGAGGTGTTCCAAGTACCAAACTTAGTTGTGTAATCGCTCCAAGAGCTAACTAGTGTTGGTGTGGTTGGGCCACGATCGTTAGCGCCAAGAAAAGCGGCAACGGTGTTAGAGGATGGGCCTACTACTGGCTGAATAGGGTTAAGCGTCTCTTGAACGTACACCCCAGGGCGTAGATAAGTTGTCATTAATTTGTCTCCTTATTTGACATAGGTTTCAGTTAGTGAACGGGATGGTAGCCAGACGGGATGGACGAGGTAGTGTTGTTGATATGAACATACTCAACATTCTTAATAGCGTTATCAGCCTGTGCAGGCGTCATTTCGCTAATAACTCTGACTGAGAGTACGTTACGCAAAAGGCGGCGGTTTCCAGTTTCTCCGTCAACCGCATCTCTTTTTACAAAACCATCAAGAAACATAGTACGGCTGCTGTTCTCTGTACCCAGTTCATTAGGGACGATTAAGTAGCCGAACTTTGATGGAAACTTATTCATTAGCTGGAACATGATTGCGCGGTCATGACGAGGGTGACGGCAGTAAGAGCTAACTTGATATACAAGGTCGTAGGCAACAGGGATTCTGTACTCGTATGAGTATCCCGCTACTGGGGCTTGGGTGCCCCTGTTATCGGTATCCACCAAGATGCCAGAGGTCTGACGATCATTAGCAGGAACTATATCAATAAGGTCAATGGTAACAAATGGAAAGTCCTGCGTACGGATTTCTACATCTGGGTAACCAAACCATACCTTGACTGGGCGGTTCTGGTTATTATCATCTTTAACGGTCATGCCCTGAACCAGTGTCTTAAGAGCCAGGTCCTCAGCAATAATAAATGGATTACCCATTAGAGCACCCCTAACTCAACAAGTAATTTAGGAAGAATCTTCTCTTCTATAAATTGTTCAATCACATCAGGGGCGCGGAGAATGAAGGGTCTAATTGCCGCATTAGGAAGGGCGTTAAGGTTGCCGTACTCAAGATCGTCAATATCTTCCTGCATATCAGGGTTAGGATCAACGTAAATAGTAGAGTCATCGGTCATAGAGACCTTCATATTACTGATGTAGTTAGCAGGCCAGCCTGATTTATAGGCAATAGTGCGAATGTACTCTGTGAGGAGAACAAGAAGGTCATCTCCCGCATCTGCGACAAGGGCGTCTATATTATCGCTTTTTGATGCCATTGTTTACTCGCGATAATACATAAGCTGCTCCTGCGACTTTTACATAGTCTCTATCCAGACTTGGGATGTTCTTAATGATAGCTTCAGCAAACTCAGTATCTGAGGGCTTATCTATTCTTTTATCCATGGATAGTCTCCTAGGGAGCGGCAAAGTAAATCGCAGAGGTACAGCTTAGTTCCCCGCATGGGAACTACTATAAGGATAAAGCAAAAGAGCCCCTGTTAGGGGCTCTAATGATTACTTCTTTTTAACCTTTTTGGCTAATGCCTTGTCCATCTTGGCATCTTCCTTAGGGGATGGCTTTTTAGCATCCATCTTTTTATCAGCCTTCTCAAAAGCTGACTTCTGCTTTGGAGTCATGCTTTTTTCTAGCTTAGCATCCTGCTTTTTATCACGAGCACCTGCACAGGTAGCACATGTGCACTTACAGCCTTTTGCTGGCTTACCTGGCTTGCAACCACATCCACACTTTGCACACATAATTACATACCCTTCTTACGGTTCATGGTCGTCTTCTTACCCTTAGCACTCTTTAACGCCTTAAAGTCAGCGCCAGTGATCTTGTTCTTAGGGTTAGCTGCTGCAGCAAGATTTGCTTGCTTTGGTGACATTTTTTTAGCGGTTTTCTTACCGCATCCACATGTAGCACACATTATTCAGCGTCCTCATCTTCCTCAGAGTCATCATCTTCGTCGTCTTCTTCAAAATCTTCATCTTCAGACTCATCTTCTGAATCATCCGCAGAGTCATCCGCAGAGTCATCAGCTGGAGTTGAGTCCTCAGATACTTGTTCATCGGCAGCTGGTGCTGCTGTTTCTTCTGCTACTGGGTTGTCTGGAGTATCCGCAGACTCTACTGCTGGGGTTGTTGTATCTTCTGACATATTGATTCCTTACCTAGGTGGACTTACAGAATATCTTACTTCTTACCCTTTTGTGCCATCTTTTCCATCTTTTTTACGCCATACTTTTTGATCCCTGCAGCAGCAGCTACAGCGGCTGGGTTCTTAGCACCAGACTTTTTAGCCTCTTCTTCAATCTTCTTGAAGCGAGTTCCGCTACCTAGTTTTGCTTTTGCCATTTTTCTTGCCTACTTTCTTGGGCAGCTTTTTGCCCTTAGGGGTTTCTTCTTGCCACTGCTTTGCCATCTCTGGGTGAGTAGCGTACATCCAACCTTTTTGCGCTTGTGACTTAAAAGGCATTACTCATTACTTCCTGGGTTTCCGCCGTCAATAGAGTTCAATATAAATGGCGCAGGTACCGCAACAGGATAGCTTGGCGGTACAGGTGGATAATATGTAGGAGGTTCTCCATTTACATAGCCTGAGAATTGTGGATCATTAACAAGTTCTTCAGGCATTACCTGGATACAATCTAGCGCAAGAAGGGTAAAGCCTTCAGCAACAACGCCCTTTTGCTGTGCTTGATAAGGGCGCCAAACTTCACCCTTCCATACAATTCTATGGCGGCCAGTATCATCTGGGCTATTCATAATTCCAGGAACTAGCTTCTCCATATCCGCTGCGTTCATAGTTAAATGCAAGAAGTCAGCGTTGTAGAAACCAAGTTGGCTTGTCTTTGCTTGTCCCTGTGTAATAACGGCGCGGACAACGGGAACCATATATGGACCATCCCAAATTTTACCGCCAGTAAATGTAGGAAGAGAGTCACCAGTATCGTAGATAGGGTCTACAGAGGTGAGGGTAGAGTTAAAGAGCCACCATTGAGCAATAGTTCCTACTGGGTTACGTAGGTCCATAGTTATAGCGCTGGAGATAGCCTGAGTCTCAAAGTCGGTACTGAACCGACCCCCTGGCGAACAAGCTCTAGTCATAGAGACTATTCTCCCCTATCTATAGGGATAATAAAGGATTTACTTAGGCGCCTATTTATACTCTTTGGGCTGTCTAAATTGCGCTTTGTAGGAGTCAAAGAAACGAGTACGAAGAAGGCGCGTAGTTTTACCTTGGTCAACTCTATGGTTGTCCGTACCAATCTCCATCTGCCAAGAATCTCTCTTAAATGGGATTACTTGTGCCATGGGGGTACCTGCTGGGATAAGACCTTCAAATCCCCAATCGTTTAATACAAAAGGAAAATTAACGGGCGCGTTATATTGGTCAGTATCTACTATGCCATCAAGGATAGTAAAGGGCGATTCTCTATGCATGGGCTGTGTAAACAAGACAGAATATCCAGGCGGCGTTTTAATAGACCATGGGTTAATCCATTTAGGATAAGAAACAGACTCGTGCTTATTGCCTTTACCAGGAAGCTCAGGCGCCTGTACGTGTGGGTGAAAGCTTACAGGGTTATACATAGGCCATTCATAGTAAGGAGAGGTTAAAGGCAAACCTTTTTCTTTTATCTGCTCATCAGTAAGAAGTTTATCCTCACCAGTCTCTTCATGGTGTGTTTTATCTCCGTATTGAACTTTTTGTTGGGATACATATACATCTACATATGTATACAAAATATAACCGCCAACAATTGCATCAAATACAGGCATACAGCGTTTAATAGTTGCAGTCGTCATTCCCTGACCATCTGGTTTTTTAGCTCCAGACATGTATGACTCTAAACTTTTATACCAATCAGGAACAGATGCCGTAGCTGGCTTTGGCTTAAATTCTTCAGGCACACCGATAGTATCGGTAAAGGTAATTATCACTTATACTCTTTCTTATTCCAAAAAAACTTCTTATAACGGTCAAAGAATACTCTTTGAAATTTATGAACATCTGATAAGTGCTTCTTACGTTCCGCATCTCCGCCCAGTGAGGACACCCACTCTTCGCGCTTAAACGGAATAATCTGTAAGAAAGGAGTTCCTGCAGGAATCATGCCCTCAAAGTTTGGGTCACGTAGTTTAAGGAACATGTTAAATGGGATGGAAAAGTCATCGCTATCCACAATTCCACTGGCGCAGGCAATAGGAGCAGGTTCGTGGTGTTGAGGTTCCATAACCATGATAGACCAGCCCTTTGGGGTTTTGATTGACCAAGGAATAACAATTCTTACCGCGTAGTTAATATCGCGGGAGTAAGGGTGGTTCTGGAACTGGTCCATATGCTGAAAGGCAATTGCCTCCATAGCGCCCCATTGGAAGTATGGTCCCTCTGGTGTTTGTCTGACGTAGATATCATATGGGGTCTCCATTATGTAACCAGCTGTCATCATGTCCCATAGCGGCATACAACGCTTAATAGTTGCCATAGGAGTGCCATCTAAAGTTGGCGCCTTTTTAC